GGTCTTCTAGGTGCAGCAATAGATGACCCTCAAGGAACTCAAGAAGGTCTTGATGCAGAACAAGAAGCAATGGATGCAATAGGGAGATCTCAAAGGTCCGATCAAGAGAAAGCAATGAACGAGGCTGTTGCAATCGGAGCGCAAAGAAGCATTTCTAGACAAGATCAAGAAAAAGAAATGGATAAAGCTTATTACGATGATCGCACTATTGATCGTCAGAAGCGAGAAAATATGAAGGCCATTCAAGATAAGTTTGGGTTCAGCCCAGGAAATCCACATCTAGATCAAAATCTTGATTCCCCATCAAGAGAGGCTTTAGCAAAAGATCCTAATATGAGAGATCCAGTTCTTAGAGATTTAGCTTTTGAATTTATTGACAATGTGTTGGATAAAAAAACTAATTCAACATTAGAAACTATTATGGGATATGTAATGAAAGCTCTTAATCCAGCTTATGGATTTGGAACAGCTATGAAAGCCATGTTTGAAGCCCTTGGATTTAACACTAATCCAAATCTTGGTCAAAGAGCTATAGCTGCTGCAATAACCGCTTTTGAAGGTGGTATTCCTGGTCAAAGAGGAGCGGGAGGTTTAATGGAAGGAGAGAGGGGTGATTCTTTTGGAGAAAAACAAGCTATGGAAGCGTTAGAAAAAGTAGCTCCTTGGACAAAGGGATTAAATCAAAGACAAATTGAATATTACTTTGCTGATGGAAACGAAGAAGAGCTTGAATGGGTTACAAATCTTTATAATCAGATGAATCCTGAATGATAGAGTTTATAGCTATAGTTTTAGTTGTAAATATTTTTATAATTGGTGTAATATAATAGGTGTATAACATGGAGAAAAAAATGGTAGGTAATCAAATTAGAGCTATGGATAGAATGTTTGAGCGCATGATGGGTATGACGGGACACCGTTCACCACTTGCAATGGTAGAGTCAACAATGGACAGGATGGAGTCGATGCTTAGCTCGATTCCAACCAACAGTGAAGAGTTCACGGTATGGAAGCTAACTCCTACGACGTATAGGACTGAAGTTCAAGAAGATGGTTCCATTCTGTTCAAAGTTGTTGAAGGCAAAAAAGATAATGGTTGGTCTGAAGAAGCAAAGGGACCTGACGTAGAGAAAAAGTGAGTTTACCAGAGATATCTAAAGATGTTTTTGCTGATACAAAAAATGCTGAAGCAGCCATCAAGTTTGCTCAATGGGCGCAAGGTGCAGAGTACGATCAAGTCGTTGCTGCATATGCTAAGTGTCATAGCGATCCCAATCTTGATGATACTTTTATTCGCACTCTCGGTCAGCTTGACAGGTATTATCTTGGTGTTTTCCTCTGTAACCGTCATGACATGCTTCATCCTTGGATATATGAAAGATGCCGTGAAGTCGAAAATGACAGAGATAGAAGACTCGATCTTTGGGCAAGGTTTCACTATAAAAGTACTATAATAACTTTTCTTGGTTGTGTTCAAGAAATATTATGTAATCCAGATATAACAATAGGTCTTTTATCTTTCTCTTCTAAGCAGGCTAAGCCATTTTTGCGGCAAGTTATGCAAGAATTAGAAGCAAATGAAAAGCTTATTAATCTATATCCAGATATACTGTACGAAAAGCCTAGGCAGCAAGCTCCTAAATGGGCAGAAAATGAAGGTCTTTGTGTAAAAAGAAAGTCAAACCCCAAGGAGCAGACGGTAGAAGCTCACGGTTTAGTAGATGGACAGCCAACAGGTAGACACTTTTCGTTAATTATATACGATGATGTTGTTGTTCAGGAAAGTGTGTCAACTCCAGAGCAGATAGCAAAGACAACCACGCAGTGGGAGCTATCATTAAACCTTGGGTCTGCACATAATCCAAGATATCAGTACGCATGTACAAGATATTCATACGGTGACACGTATGGAACAATTTTACAACGAGCAGCGGTAAAGCCTCGTATACATCCAGCCACACACAACGGTCAAATGGATGGAGTACCAGTGTTTCTTATGGATGAGCGCTGGGAAGAGATTAAAAAAACAACTTCTACATACACTGTAGCTTGTCAGCAGTTACTAAACCCAATTGCTGGTAGTGATGTAGCGTTTAAATCAGAGTGGTGGAGAGAGTGGGAAGTAAGACCATATACTATGAATGTATATATTCTTGTAGATCCAGCTAGCTCAAAAAAGAAAGGGTCTAACCGTACAGCTATGTGCGTTGTTGGTGTTGATTCGTTCTATAATAAATATTTACTCGATGGAGTTTGTCACAGACTGAGTCTTTCAGAGCGTTGGGACTATTTAAAAAAGTTACGATCTAAATGGAAGATGGCTCCAGGAATTAGAGAAGTAAAAGTTGGGTATGAGAGGTATGGAGCTCAATCCGACATAGACCATTTTAAAGAAATGATGCGTATAGAAGGACAAAGCTTTCCTGTATACGAATTAAACTGGGTTGGTGGTGGAGGGTCACAATCCAAAAAGGATAGGATACAAAGATTAGAGCCTGATTTAAAAGACGGTTCATTTTTCTGGCCTTATCCAACAGATAAAAAAAGACTTACATCTTTGCAGTTAGACGTAAAAGACAGGAAGCAAGAGTTCCTTATGTCTAGAAAAATAATGCGTAAAGATGAGAGCGATGTTGTTTATGATTTAGCAAAATGGGTAAGAGATAACGAGTATAATCTTTTCCCTACAATTCACCCTGATTTTTTAGACGCATTATCAAGAATATACGATATTGACCCAACACCTCCAGTTATTCGCACTTATAGGAATCTGGAGCCAGAGGCAGAGGCAGCTTACTAATGGCAAGGACAAGGAGAATAGGAAGAAAAACTTATCAGCCTAGGCGTGTAGCCTATCGGATGAGTAACGGAAAAGCTTTCTATGAAAAGCAGCCTCGTGATATTCCATATGGAGTTCTCCCCTATGTTCAACCTACGTACTGGGTTGCAGGATATTGTGTGGATGATTAACTATGAACCATATTAAATATTTATTAGCAACTATAGCAGCATTTACTTTTGTTATGCTTGTTATTATGACCCCTGTTCTTGTTAAGGCTCAACAACCTCCTCCAGATGATATGTATGAGTTTGCTGCTCCAATGACGTTTATGTGTGTTGATTCTTTTGTTAGGATGATGGAGATTTTAGAAAAGGATTATCAAGAGATACCGATGCTAATGTCTCACCTTACTCCTAACATGAGCGTAATTGTATTTGTAAACTCTACATCCACAACGAGTACAGTTGTGGTAACTAAACGAACAAAAGAAAAAGAACAGGCTTGCATTGTTTTTGGTGGTTCCTCTAATGGTACATCGTTTTCTTTGAACCCTAATCCTTCATTTCCGGTAGAAACGTAATGACAATACCACCATACTTAATTAGCGCTGTTATATTTTTAATAGTTCAAACAACTACCGCAGTGTGGTGGGCTAGTAGTATATCAAGCGATGTTGATATGCTCAAGCGGGATAGTCACGACATGGCTATTATTATAGATAACCTAGATGTTTTATCCTATAGATTAGAAGCATTAGAGACAATGTTAGAGCGAGTGCTGGGTCCAGAGGCTAGGTAATGGCTGAAAGAAAACAAAAGTCAATACCAAAAACTACCACAGGAAAAAAACCTAACTTTAGAAAAACTAAATCAGGCGCGGGCATGACAAAAGCGGGAGTAGCCGCTCATCGCAAAGCAAATCCAGGATCTAAACTTAAGACAGCTGTAACGGGAAACCCTAAGAAAGGATCTAAAGACGCTAAAAGAAGAAAGTCTTATTGCGCTAGATCAGCAGGGCAATTAAAAAATTCTAGCGCTAAAACAAGAAATGATCCTAATTCAAGAATAAGGCAAGCAAGAAGAAGGTGGAAATGTTAAAAAAAATTAGAAAAGTTTCTAAAGAATTAGACAAGGCTTCAAAGATGCACAAAAGACAGTCTAATGTTTTAAAAAAAATAGTTAAAAAAACAAAGAAGAAAAAATAATGGCTTCTAAACCAACACCTAGCGACCCATCTAAATGGTCTTCTGCAAAAGCAAAAGCAAAAAGAAAATTTAAAGTTTACCCTTCGGCTTATGCAAATGCATGGGCAAGTAAAGAATATAAAAGAATGGGTGGAACTTGGAGTGGTAAAGACAATAGAGTAAAAAAACGTGGCAAGTAGTAAAGGTGGTCTTGGTAAATGGTTTGGAGAAGAATGGACAGATGTAAAAACAGGAAAGGCTTGTGGCCGAAAAACTGCTAAAGGAAAATCTAAAAGACCATACCCTGCTTGTCGCCCTAAAAAAGTAGCATCTAAAATTTCTAAATCAGAAGCTAGCAAAAAAACTGGGCCTAAAAAAGTTAAGTGGTCTACAACAGCGAGCGGAAGAAAAAGAAAAAAATGAAACATCTTAAGGAAAACAATGAATCATATCTGCAACACTTACGAAAAGCAATGTCTATATCTGGGCTTATGCTGGTTGGGAGTGCTACTGCTTTCGCTCACAGCATTGCACCATTTGTGGCAGTAAATACTACAAGTAAGATTTGCAGCAAAGTTAGAGATAAACTAGAACACAGGAGATGTGTATGTGGGAAAATATAGTAAAAACTTGGAACGCTCTAGATCGAAGAGTAAAAATAGTAATTGTAATCGTAGCAGGATTGGCTATCTTATCCGCAATCTTTGGATCGCCCTCACCATCAGTTCCTGTACAGTAATAGCTGGATGCCAGACTCTAAAGGAATCGACAGTAGTAGCAACAGGGTCAGCAATAGGTGCGGGTGTTGGGACTGCGATCAGTGGGGGTGTAGGTGCACCGATACT